GTACACGAAGCTAATAGAAGTGCAGGTTGGAATTTTGAGTGGGACAGAAGTGAGTCTTGTCAGTTTACAAAATATAAACACAACCAATATTATGATTGGCATTGTGATAGTTGGGATAAACCTTATCAACGAGACGATGTAAATAATCCAGAGCACGGCAGAATTCGAAAACTATCTATGACTTGTCAATTAACAGATGGTTCAGAATACAAAGGTGGTGAATTAGAATTTGATTTTAGAAACTATGATCCACATATGAGAGACGAATCAAAACATAGAGTACAATGTAAAGAGATATTACCAAAAGGATCAATTATTGTATTTCCTAGTTTTGTGTGGCATAGAGTTAAACCAGTAACATCAGGCACAAGATATAGTCTTGTGGTATGGCATTTAGGGAGGCCTTTTAAATAATGTTTATAAATAGTTATTTTCCAACTGTAGTATGGAGTGAGGAAAAACCAGAGTTTGTAAAATCTTTAAACAAAGCAAGTAACAAGTATATTACGGATGCTCGTAAAAGAGAAAAAGAATTTATAAAAAAACACGGTGACTTTGGAAGATCATATCACTCAACACCTCTAACAGCTGATAATGATTTTTTAGATTTTAGAAATTACATTGGTCAAAAGTCTTGGGAGTATTTAGATCACCAAGGTTATGATATGCAACAATACACAACTATGTTTAGTGAGATGTGGGTACAAGAGTTTGCTAAAAAAGGCGGTGGTCATCACTCTGCACACATACATTGGAATCAACACGTATCAGGATTTTACTTTTTAAAGTGTAGTGATAAAACTTCTTACCCTGTATTTCACGAACCAAAGACTGGTGCAAGATGTACAAAATTAAAAATGAAACCAGACTTAAAAGGTGTATGGGCAGGTCACGAACAATTTCATTTAAAACCAAAACCAGGAACATTAATTATCTTTCCAGGATTTTTAGAACACGAATTTGCAGTAGATTTTGGTAAAGAGCCTTTTAGATTTATACATTGGAATATACAAGCGGTTCCGAAAGAAATGGCAAAAGATGTTTAAAAAGAAAAAATATACAGTTATTCGTCAAGCTATATCAAAAGACCTAGCAGCTTTTGTTGCAAACTATTTTTTAATGCAAAAACAAGTTTATGATACTTGTAGAGAAAAAAGATATTTTTCTCCATTTGAAACTATCATTGGATACTATGAAGGAGAGAATGAACAGATACCAAATACATATAGTCAGTATTCTAATATGGCTATGGAAACATTATTATTAAAATGTCTTCCTAAAATGGAAGAAGCAACAGGATTAAAATTATATCCAGCTTATACGTATGCAAGAATATATAAAAAAGGTGATGTTTTAAAAAGACATAAAGATAGATTTAGTTGTGAGATATCTACTACTATGAATTTAGGTGGCGATGACTGGCCAATATATCTAGAGCCATCTGGAGAAGTTGGTAAGAAAGGTATCAAGGTAGATTTAAAACCAGGAGATATGCTGGTTTATTCTGGCTGTGAGCTAGAACATTGGAGAGAAAAATTCAAAGGTAAAGAATGCGTACAAGTTTTTCTGCATTATAACAATCGTAAGACCCCTGGAGCGAAGGATAATATGTTTGACAAGCGTCCACATTTAGGTCTTCCTTCTTGGTTTAAACGATGATATAATTCTTAGATGGGGGCTGTGTCACCACCACATACCGCACAGCCTCCTTTTAAGGATTATAATATATGTTTTTTGGCGGAACTACCTTTGCAGGAGCACCTTTTGGAGATTCAGGATTTAACCCTAACGCATTTGTTAGTGTAAATGGCTCTAGAATTAATGAATCAACAGGCACAGTAGGTTTAGTAGGTAAAGCAAATATTGCTGTTACTGGTAATAGACTTAATTTTACTATTGGTAATGTAACTATTGTTGAAGGTACAGGTGTTATTGTATCTCCTGATGGTAGCCGTATCAATGTTACCAGTGGTGATCCAACTATTGTTGCAAAAGCAGTAACAGCTTTAACTGGATCAAGAGTAAATTTAAACACAGGCACACCAACATTTGCATTTAAATATCCGGTAACAGGATCTGAATTAGAAGTAGATACAGGAAGTGTTACAACAGTTGGTAAAGCAACTATATTACCAAATGGATCTAGAGTAGATGTTAGCACAGGATCTGTAACGATTACAGCAGATGCTAGTATATCTGTTACAGGTAGTAGAGTAGATGTAGCAGTAGGCAATGTAACAACTAAAGCAAATGCAACTGTAACTGTTACAACCAATAGACAAAATCTTTCAACAGGAACCGTAACGATTGTAGCAAAAGCAACAGTTACTCCAGATGGCAGCAGAATAAATGTTGCAGATGGTTCTGTATTAATTAAAAAATGGGACGGTGTTGTACCAGGAGCTAGCATGACTTGGACTCCAGTGCAAACATCATTAGGATAAACTATGTATTTTGGAGGAAGCACATTTGCCGGAGCACCATTCGCCGATCCAGGTGGCGTAAGTGTATTCGTTGCTGTATCAGGAAATAGAGTAAATGTAAGCACAGGAACAGTTGGAATTACAGCTTCTGCAAGAATATTACCGGGTGGATCAGAAATAGAGATATCAATCGGTGATGTTGTAGTTAGAATTGATAAAAGGGTAGATGTTACAGGGGTAAGAATAAACCTTGCAACTGGTACCGTATCTGTGATATCATGGAACCCGATAGTTCCAGGAGCAACTGGTACCTGGATACCTATTGACCCGAACAATCCGTAGGAGAAACATATGGCGTCAAGTACATCGAGCGATTTAAAACTAGAATTAATTACTACAGGTGAAAAATCAGGAACCTGGGGTACTATTACAAATACAAATTTACAGATATTAGAACAAGCAGCATCAGGATATTTATCATTAGCAGTAGGTGGAGCAGACGTTGCTTTATCTTTAGCTAATCACGCGACAGCAAATGGTAAAAATTTATACTTTAAATTAACAGGCACACTAACTGCTAACAGAACAGTCACAATGCCAGACTCTGCAGAAAGAGTTTTTATTGTAGAAGATGCTACAGCTAGATCATCTAATAACTATACTCTTACAGTGAAAACCGTATCGGGGACCGGGCTAGCTTTACCAGTTGGATCAACAACCGTATTATATTCAGATGGTACAAATATTACAGGAAAACTACAGACAAAAGGATATTACACACCAACTACTACATACACTACAGTTAATGGTGACCAAGTGTTAATAGATACTTCTGGAAGTGGTATTGGTACTGCAATCACTATCAATTTACCCGCATCTCCAGCTATAGGAAATGAAGTTACATTTATCGATAGTGGTAATAACCTTGCATCTAACAACTTAACAATTGGAAGAAACAGTTCTAATATAAATGGATCTAGTTCAGATCTAGTTGTTTCAGCCAATGCTTCAGCCTTCACGTTAGTATATGTTAATGCAACGAGAGGCTGGGTATACAAAGATAAAATATAGGAGCTAAAAAATGGCTCTTCTTGATTTTCAATTTGTTCCAGGAATTGACAAACAAAATACAACAGTAGGCGCTGAACAACGTTGGGTAGATTGTGACAACGTAAGATTTAGATATATGCTACCAGAAAAAGTTGGTGGTTGGTCTTCACTTATTACAGATACAATTGTTGGTGTTGCAAGACGTGAATTTGCATTTGTTGATTTAGCAGGTAATAGATATGTTGCTATTGGAACGGACAAGTTTCTACTTATTTATTTTGAAGGACAGCTATATGATGTTACGCCTTTAAAAACTACACTAGGTTCTTGCACTCTTGCAACAACATCAGGTTCAGCAGTTTGTTCTATTACAAAAACAAGTCATAACCTAGTAGCAGGAGATATTGTATTATTAGATAATGTAACTTTACCATCAGGTACTGGTTATTCTGATTCAGATTTTGAAGATAAATTATTTCAAGTAACAAGTGTTACAAGTTCAAGTGTATTTACAATCACACAAAGTTCTAACGCATCTGCAACTGTAACTACAGGTGGTAGCATGGATGTTAAACCTTACGAGACAGTAGGTCCAGCTGCACAATCATACGGTTATGGTTGGGGTACAGATACTTGGTCAGCAGGTAAATGGGGTGAAGCCTCTTCTGCAACAGACGTAACACTAGAACCAGGCCTATGGTCATTAAGTAATTTTGGTCAAGTTCTTGTTGCAACAATTGCAAATGGTAAAACATTTACTTGGAATGCAGGAGCTACAGATCCTTTAACAGTAAGAGCATCAACAGCTACATCTGGTTTTGTAACTACAAGTAATCCAACTGCAACAAGGGTGACATTAGTATCACCAACAACACGTCACTTAATTCATTTAGGAACTGAAACAACAATCGGTACACCATCAACACAAGATGATATGTTTATAAGATTTTCAGAACAAGAAGATATAAATGACTATACTGTTACAGCAATTAACACGGCTGGTTCACAGAGACTTCAAGATGGCACAAAGATTATGGGTGCTTTAAAAGCAAAAGAAGCAATTCTTGTTTGGACAGATAATGCATTATATACCATGAAATTTGTAGGCGCTCCGTTTACATTTGGATTTGAACAAGTTGGTACAAACTGTGGATTGATTGGTAAGAATGCAGCTGTTGAAATAGATGGTGTAGCTTATTGGATGTCTACAAATGGTTTCTTCGCGTTTGATGGTACAGTTAAATCATTACCATGCACTGTTGAAGATTATGTCTATGATCAAGCAGATACAACAAAAGGACAACAAGTATATGCAGGTTTAAATAATCAATACACAGAAGTAACTTGGTATTATCCATCATCTAATTCAGAATACAACGATCAGTATGTTATATATAATTATGGTGAGAGCAACGCTAGAACAGGAACTGTTTGGTATATAGGAACAGAAGCTAGAACTACATGGATTGATGCAACTGTATATCCTAATCCTATTGCAACTAAATTTAATGACAGCGCTACAGGAACCTTTCCAGTCATTGTTGGAGAATCAGGGCTCGGGCAAACTACTTTATTTGAACATGAAGTAGGGACTGATCAAGTTAATCCTGATGGTAGCACAACAACTGTTACATCATTTATACAATCATACGACTATGATTTACAACAAAAAACGAGAGGTCAAGCATATGCTGTAGCAGGAGATGTATTTCTTGCTGTCAGAAGATTTTTACCTGACTTTAAAGATCTTGCAGGAAATGCAAAAGTAACTCTTGCCGTTAAAAGATATCCATCTGACTCACAAACAACAACAGCCTTAAGTCCTTTTACTATTACAACTTCTACTCAGAAAAAAGATACTAGGGCAAGAGGGCGGTTTGTTAATATAAAAATAGCAAATACCGATGTTAGTGAATCTTGGAGATTTGGAACTATGAGATTAGACGTACAACCAGACGGGAGAAGATAATGGCTAAAATAGTAATAAGACTACCAGAACCAAAAAAAGAATATGATGAATCTAATCAAAAACAAATTAACAGAGCAGTGGCTTTAATTGTAGAACAATTAAATTCTACATTTTTAGACGAGCAAAAACAGGAGCAAGAAAGATTTTCTTGGTTTATAAGTGGCTAATATATATAAAAACTCATTAATAGATCTAAGCACTACAGATAATACTATAGTGTACACAGCACCATCTGATTCTAGAGCTATAATTAAAAGTCTTATAGTGTCTGAAGATGCTGGATCAGGTACCACGGTAACTTTTACGATAACAAATGCTGCTTCAGCAGTATTTAATTTGTTTAAAGATAAAGCAATAGCCTCAAAAGCAACAACAGAGCTGTTAACTCATCCTTTAATTTTAGAAGAAAATGAGGTATTAAAGGCACAAGCAGCAGATGCAAATGAATTACATATTATTGCATCAATATTAGAGATAAACAGAGAATAGGAGAAGTCATGGCGTTTATAGAAGAAGGTGAAGTAGCATACACATACATAAATGGTAAGAAAGTACCTGTTGTAAAATGTGAAACAGAAGTGGTTTTAAGAAACAAAGAAACTAATTACGAGTATAATTCAGACCAAGAAGCAGAAGATGATATTGCAAATCCAGATACAGCTACACAAAGAGAACATGTAGTTAGATCTGTAAAAATAAAAGTTGCAGCGATGCCGCCGTTAGGTGCAGCGTCTGACGAAGATAAGGAAGAATAATGGTTTTAAGTCCATACGATCAATCGGTATATGATGCAGGGTATAAATACATACCTCAAAGTCAGTACCTATTAAATCCATTTCAAATACCGGGAGGAAATGAAAACGAAGTTCCTTCAGGTCTACCTGCTATATATCAACCAGGTGGTTCAATGGGTGGTGGCGGAGGCGGAGCATTACAAGCTGGTTCTCCAATGACGGACTATAATAATTTTTATAAATATACATCAGATAAATATTTTAACAATCAAGCTACACCTAATGTAGATGATTTATATCAAAGTAAAGTTGATAAAACTTTTCTGGGTATGCCAAGCTATAGAGAACAAGAACTAACAGGTCCAGATATGGGTGAGTATATTGGAACAGGAACTGATGTTCCTTTAGAACTAACTACAGCAGGTAAAATTCAAAATACTTTAGGAAATGTTACAGGTGGTATTCAAGATCTAATGGGTAAAGTAGGTGGCCTAGGTCCCGTAAGTTTTTTAATGAATAAAATGGACAGGTTTGGCTCATTACCTGTAGCTGATCAAGAATTTATTAAAATGAATATGGGTTACAGAGGTCCAACAGTATTTGGTTCAAATGATTCAGGATTAAGTAAAGATCCTTTTGGATTAAATACAAGATCTGCATTAGGTAATTATGCAGAAAGAGTTGGTGTAGAGTATGACAAACTTGGTGATATGCTGGGTGGAAAAATGTCAGAAAAATATGGTGTTGAATTTGATCCTGAAACAGGACAATTTGTAGGTAAAAATGCAGCGTACGCTAATAAGATGAATAAAATGAATTTAGCTAAATATAATTTCTACAAACAACAAACAATAAGAAGAGATTTAGATAGAAAAACTGCAGAAAGAAATGCTAGAATAGAAGCTGAAAATGCTAAAAGAGAAGCTGAAAGAAAAGCAGCAGCATCTAGAGCAGAGTCAGCAAGACAATATGACTCTAATATACACGGACCAACTAACTATGGACTAGGTAGTGACGGTAGACAATCTTATGATACAGGACAAGGGTTTGGTGCTAATGCAACAAGCGGTGGTCCAGTAAGTAATAGAACTGGTAGAGGAAGAACTGATTATATGGACGGTGGACTAGCTGATCTAGTAGATATATATGATTGATTATAGGAGAAAAAGACTATAAAAAGGTAAGATTATGGCAATTTCAAGAATGAATATGGAAAGACAACTTCGTAATATGGGTGGACTTATGACACTCGAAGAGCCAAGACAAGGATATTTTCTAGGTAAGATTGTAAAAAAAATTGGAAAAACTGTAAAGAAAGTTGTTAAATCACCATTAGGTAAAGCAGCTTTAACAGGAGCCATGATGTTTGGTATGCCTGGAACAAGTTTTGGTGGACTACTTGGTAGAGCAAAACTAGGTGGTGCAGCTTCTGGTATTTTTGGAAACACTGGAGGTATTAGTGCATTACTTGGACAAGGTGGTAAGTTCAGTACACTAGGAGATTTATTTAGAGTAGGTGGTAAAGAAGGAGCTAAGTTTAGTATACCTAGAATATTAGGTGGACTAGGTGCAGGAGCAGCAATAGCAGCACCATTCTTTATGGGTGAAGAAGAAGTTGATGAAGGTACACCTTATACTATGGCACAACCGATGATAGAAGATGTAAGAAGTCAAGCTAGAAAATATTATAACGATCCAACAAACTCTGCATTATACTTTATGCCTCCTAAGTCAGCTGTACAAAGTTCTTTCTACGCTGGTGGTGGACTAGCTAGACCAGGATATAGAATAGGTGGTTCAGCATTTGGATTACCAGGATTAGCTATAAAAGGTGGTCAAAAAATAGGTGAAATGTTTAAAGCTGGTGTTGGTAAAGTTAAATCATTATTTGATGATGCAGATATAAGTATTCAAGTTCGTGATGAAGACGTTATGACAGACGCTGGATTACAAGCACAAGCTGTTGGTCAAGATGTTTTTATAGCACCTAAATCTAAAAAAGCTGTAAAAGTTATGGAAGATTTAATTGAAGAAGGTTACGACATTACTAGAGATGCAGAGGGTGAATATATTATTAATGCATTAGATGAAGGAGCTCTTGAGATTGTTGCTAAAAGACTAAGACTAGGTGGTAAAGACATAGATGACTTTATGGGTAGCTATGATGATTATTATTCTGGTGGTGATGATAAAATGATATTTGATGCTTTAAGAGATAGAAAAGCAGATGGTGGAATTATGGACCTAGGTGGTCTGGAAAAAGATTACAGAGAAGGTGGTTTTGTACCACTAGGAGCTGAAGAAAGAGCGGATGATGTGCCAGCTAGACTCAGCAAGAATGAATTTGTATTTACAGCAGACGCTGTAAGAAATGCAGGTGGTGGCGACATAGACAAAGGCGCAGAAGTTATGCAGAATATGATGGACAATCTAGAATCTGGTGGTAGTATATCAGAAGAGTCCCAGGGCATGGAAAATCCTGCACAAGAAATGTTCGATCAAGCACAAATGTTGGAGAATAGAATAGAATAATGGCATTACCAGATTATTTACAAGAAGCAGGAAAAGATTACGCACGACAGCTCACCGCTACAACGTCGGCGCCTATTAATACAGGTACATTTACAGGTAGATCTTTTGTTGCAGGAGAAGACCCATTACAAACAGCAGCAATACAAGACGCTACAGCTGGTCTAGGATCTTATCAACCATACTTAACACAAGCACAGACTTTAACAGGAACCGGGGCCGGAGGAGCAGGTAGCGCAGGTTCTATCGCATCATTTATGTCACCATATCAAACAGGTGTTATCGATGAATCTTTAAGACAATACGATTTATCTAGACAAGGAGGTATGCAAAATATTGCAGACAATGCATTTACTGCTGGTGCTTTTGGTGGTGGTAGACAAGGTGCATTAGAAGGACAATACATGGCTGATACTACAGCAAATAGAACGGGTATTGCTAATCAATTATTACAACAAGGTTTTCAAGATGCATCAGCAAGAAGAGCGTCAGCTTTACAAAATCAATTTGCATTATCTAATTTCCAAAGAGCCGGTCTAGCAGGAGATGTTGCTACACAAGGTAACCTTGGAGCATTTAGACAAGGATTAAATCAACAACAACTACAAGCAGATGCCGACGCTGCAAGAACAGCAGCTTACGAGCCGTACCAAAGACTACAACAATATGGAACAGGTATTAACCAAGCTGCAGCATTAGGAGCTATGTCTGCACCATTACCTCAGAGTAGTCCATTTGCAACAGGTTTAAGTACAGCTTTAGGTATCGGCGGATTATTCGGTAAACTGTATGGCTAAAGAAAATAAACTTTTAAAATTTTTAAATCCTTTAGACCCTGACAAAGGACTTGGTAGAAAAGCATTTGAAAGTACTGCGTTAGGGCACACTGTTCTTGATGTGGGTATGAAACTTTTAGGTATGAAAGATGGTGGTAGAGTTAGAGGATGTGGAATAGCCAAACGTGGTTTTGGAAAAGCAATGAAAAAGAGGAAGAAATGAGACCTTTAAATAGACCTATGTTTAGATACGGTGGTCCTATTAAAGAAGGGGTCATGAACGGGATGCAGGACAGAAAAGCTGCTCTTGTAGGAGATCCTGTATTTCCTAAAGCAGAAGATGGCAGAGCAAAACACTATGCTCAATATGCACTACCTCTTTTAAATACAGCTAGAACTGCGGCTATGGGTGCTATACGTAAAACACCTGGTTTTTTTAAAAACGTTTATCAAGGTATAAGATCAAAACCCAATGTTCCTTTCACACCAGCTACAGAAGGTATTATGAGTAAGTTACCTAACTTTATGCAAAAATATATGGTGCCTAGTCAAAGGTTTAGACAAACAGTTGTTTCTGATGCAGATAGAAAAGCAGCTCAATTTATGTCTGGTCAAAATTACAAACCAGCTCCTTTAAGTTTAAAAGAAGTTTTTACAAACCCTAGAGTAATAGGACAAGCGATAAAAGAAAACCCTGGGTTAGCTTTATCAACACCTAGTTTAGCAACTAGTGCATTTACAATAGGAGCACCAGTAGTTAAAAGCACAGCTAAAGGTATTGCAAACTTCTTAGTACCAGGTACAAAGTTTGATCCATTCGGTCCTGATGAACCAAAAGTAACAGGCGGAGATACAAAATTAGAGAGAACAGATAAAATTACAACAGTTCCTAATGATGGAACAGGCGCAGTTAAAACTCCAAAAACTGAAGAAGAAAAAGCTAAAATTAATGAAGACAGAATAAACGAAACAAGAGAAAAATATTACAAGTTAATGGGTATTGATAAGATGAATAAGAAAGCAGCTTACAATTCATTGATTGATGCAAGTAAAATTGTTTCTGAAGAAGGTGGAGATCTTAAGGGAGCTATTCGATCAGGTACTTTACAAAACAGAATTATATCAGCTATATCTAAAAACTTAGATTCATCAGCTGATCTTAAAAAACAAATTAATGCTGCGATACTTAAAGGTGAGATTGAAAAAGACATTAAACAATCTGATCCAGCTAATGCTGTACTTAATGAATTAAGATTATTACAAGGTAAAAAATTAAGAAAAGATTTAGAAGGTACTTCCGTAGCTGATATGATAGCAGCAACCTCTGCTAAATCTGGTGCAGGAACAGTAACAAGTGATATTGTTACAGAGTTTATTAGATCTAAAGGTGCTGATGCACTTACACTACCTGATGACAAGTTTCAAAAATGGGAAAGAAACGATAACAACAAAGGTAAAGATGAAATAGATTACTTCCAAGAAAACTACTCTGGTCTAGATGATGGTATCTATGTTGTAAACAAAAGAGCCGTAGAGAAAAAAGGCAATCAAATAGCATTTGTAGATCTAGACGAAATAATAGGTTAGGACTAACTTATGGCTACTCTAAGAGAACTAGAAATGGCGTCAGCAAATGACGACAATAATAAAGTAGGTACAATAGAATCTGTACTAGCCGGTATCGGATCAGGTCTTCTTGCAATACCTAAAGGTTTCTTTTCATTAGGTGCAACACTTTTAGATTTAGGTGTAGATCAAAACAGAGCAGCTAGAGTAGAAGCATTCTTTGATGATCTTACAACACTAGACGAAAAAGCAGAGGCAACAACCGCTGGTCAAATAACAGAAGCATTAGTTAACATTGGTATACCTGGAGCTGCAGGTTTTAAAATAGGATCTAAAATTGCGGCAGATGCAATGAAAGCATCAAAAAACATGAGGTATTTTAAACCTACAAGTCAGGTAAAAAAACTTGGTGATGATGTTTTAAAATTAAATACTAGAGGTAAAACAAATAGATTTATTGGTGGAGCTATCGGTGGTGGTGTTGGTGAAGCAGTATTTGTTGGTGACGTAGAAAAAATTGGTACGTTTGGTGATTTAATTGGTGGGCCTACAGAAATAGACAGAGAGTCTGATGGTGATCCTGTAAAAGATTTAATTAACAGAGTTAAGTTTGGCACAGAAGGTGCTTTATTTACAGGTCTAATTGGTGGCACTGGTAAAGTAATTAAAAGATTAACGAACAGAAATAAAAGTATAACAGATTCTAACGATAAGATTGATAGATGGATCGATAAAATTGCATCAGGGTTCAGGGCACGAAGCGGTAAGACTCAAGAGTTTTTTGATATTGAAAGAACTAATATTGGTCAGAGATCTTCTGATGCTATAGCAGCAAAAAATATATCTAGAGAATTAGATTTATCTATAGATAAAATATTTCCTCCGTTTAGAAACATAGCTAACAGAACAGGTCAAAAAAATAGAGATGAATTATTAAAAGATGTAAACGATTTGTTGTTATCAGGAGAAGCAAAGATAGATGATCTTGGTGTTGCAAAATTTGGAGCATTGGATCAAACAAAAAAAGAAGCCTTACTTAAAAAATTAAAAGCTTTAAAAGTTGATGACGATACTATTGGAACTGTCTTTGGAAGCTTAACAACTATCAGAGATAGATGGGCTGATTTGTTTTCTAATCTAGGAAGAACTTTAGGTAAGAATGAGATAGCAGAATTTAAAAAATTATTTGGTAATAAATTTAAAAACTACATTGGTGCAACGTATGATGTATTTCAAAACAAAAGTATTATACCTTTCTTTGCATACACACCTACAAGAGAAGCTATTGAAAGAGCCAAAGCTGTATTTATGAAAAGTGCTGATGAAGCAGGCAAACCTATAACAGATCTACAAGCAGAAGAAATTGTAGCTAACACATTAAAAAATCCTAATTTACCGAAAGGTTTTAGATTAGATAAACCTTCAGATGTAATCTTTCAGGTACCAGAATTTTTTGTAAACAGAACTGTATTAGATGAAACATTAAAAAGAAGAACTGCAACACCTTTAGTATCTATTGGTGAGATAAAATCAAAAGCAGATAGAGAAGTCTTCGAAGAATTATTTGGTAAACAAAGAAATCCAATGCAAACAATCATAGGTGCTACTGCAAAACTATCTATGCTTACAAGACGTAATATGTTTTTTAAAAATTTAATGGCAAAGAATGATGAGGTAGCTACAGCTTTTAGTTCTGGAAAAAGTAATGTAAAACCTTTCTTAGCTAAAAGCGAAGATGAAGCTAGAGAATTATTTGGTACAGACTTTGTACCTGTTGAAGTAATTGATCCTGCAAAAAGATTAACTATCGATGCAGGTAAAGGTGTTAAAAAAGAAGTTATAGATAAAGCTAATGTTGCTACAGGTGCAACAAATCCTTTCTCTGAAGGACAATTTTTTGCAAGACCTGGTGTTGCAAAAGCTTTAAAAGATACAGGACTACAACAAGCAGATCCTACTATGTTAGGTAAGTTGTATGAAAGTTTAGTTTTATATCCAAAAGGTTTATCACAAGTAGCTAAAACAATTTTATCACCGGTAACACATATGAGAAACTTTGTTAGTGCTAGTTTCTTTGCTACAGCAAATGGTATCATACCTGATGGTCAAGCTATTAAACAAGCATACCAAGCATTACAAACACCACTAAAAGGTACAAGACAACAAAATGATTTGTATGAAGAACTATTACAATTAGGTGTAGTAAACAACAACGTAAGGTTAGGAGATCTAACAAGACTGTTAGAAGATGTAAACTTTGGTGAAACAATGACAGCAGACAAAGGTTTTAGAATGTTGTTAAAACCATTATCAAAACTAAAACAAGTATCACAAGATTTATATACAGCTGAAGATGACTTCTGGAAAATAGCATCATGGGCCATGGAAAAATCTAGAATAGAAAAAAGTCTTTCAGCAAAAGGTTTAGTCAAAGGACAAACGTTTACAAGAAATGGTATTGAAACAGTTTTTGATGATAACTTTTTAAAAAGAGAAGCAGCAGACATTGTAAAAAATAATATACCAAACTATGACTTTGTATCAGACTTTGTAAAAGGTTTAAGAAAATTACCTATTGGTAACTTCGTATCGTTTCCTGCAGAGATAGCTAGAACAGGAACTAATATTATAAGACGTGGTCTTAGAGAAATAAACGAAGAAATAATTTTACCTGATGGCACAAAAGTAAAACCATTTGAAAGTATTGGATACACTAGATTATTTGGTATGGGTGCAACTACATTAGCTGTACCAGCTGCAACAGCAGAAGCATTTGCTGCAATCTATAATGTAACGGATGATGAGAGAGAAGCTCTTAGAAGATATGTAGCTGACTGGTCTAAAAACTCAACACTACTGCCAATAAAAGATGAAGAAGGTAATTTTAAATACGTAGATTTTAGTCACGCTAATGCTTACGACACGTTATCTAGACCTATTCAAACTGTATTAAACTCAGTAGCTGATGGTAGAACAGATGAAGATGGAATCATGAATGATTTTATCGGTGGTATGTTTACATCAATGAAAGAATTTGCTCAGCCTTTTATATCAGAATCTATTTGGACTGAAGCTGTAACAGATATTATAGCTAGAGGTGGTAGAACTAGAGATGGTTTCCAGGTATTTAATCCACAAGATACTGCAGGTGATAAGTCATATAAAATTATGGCTCACTTAGTAGAGGCACAAATGCCGTTTTCACTTAACCAATTAAAACGATTAGATCAATCCATAGAATCTGTTGATGTATTACAAAAAGGTAAGTTTGATAAATACGGACAAGCATATGAGTTTGGTGATGAGTTTGCAGGTTTGTTTGGTTTTAGATCTGTAAAAGTAAATCCAGATAGAACTTTAAAATATAAAGTTGCAAACTATCAAAGAGGTGTAAGGGAATCTAGACAATTGTTTACTAGAGAAGCTTTAAAAGGTGGACCAGTAGAACCAAATGAAATTGTAGATGCATACATTAATGCAAACAGAGCATTGTTTAATGTTAGAAAAAATTTTAAATTAGATGTAGACGCAGCAAGAATATTAGGTATCACACAGAGTGGTTTAAGAAATTCTACTGATAGACTTTCCAATGTAGAAATTGCATCTATAGATAATAATGTATTTAGACCAATTAATATTTCACCAGAAATACGACAAGCGTTTGCAGAAAATGCTGCAAAGATAGGTGAGTCTAACCCTTTACTTGCTGCAGGAGATGCATTAGGTCAAATACAACAACAGTTACGAACAACTTCTTTATTAGAACCTGAGTTTCCTTTAATCGAAAATCCATTATTACCTATCTTTCAAGACACACCTGCGACGCCAACATCATTGAATCTACCTAGTATTGACTCAAATATTGTTGGTAATGTTAATAATATTAACTCTGGAAACCAACTTTCTAGCTTGACAACAGAACAAAAATTAAGAATACTATTTCCAACAGGATAATTATGGCTAGAAAATCGGCATTAGAAAAAATAGAATCTCATGAAAAGCTTTGCAGAATAATGCAGAAGCAAACGTTCGAACAAATAAAAGAAATGAAAGAACGTATTAGAAGAATAGAATACATGATTGTAGGAGGAATGGGATCAGTTATCCTAGCTTTAATCATGAACTATATGAAATAATGACAGCTAGTTTTGGCATAGGAATGTTTTTTTATGGCATGGGGTGTATATGTATAGGAGCTCTTGTTGTATACTATGTGTTAAATAAAATTAAAAAAACTCCAGAACAAATTGAACTAGAAGAAAACGAAAAATATTTAAAAGAACTACAAGGAAAACTATAATGGAACTTACACGTAACTTTAGCCTTTCAGAGCTTATTAAATCAGACACAGCTATTAGGAAGGGAATTAATAATAATCCTAATGCTGGTCAAATAGAAAATTTAAAATTACTTTGTGAAAATATTTTACAACCAGTGCGTGACCACTTCGGTAGAGTTAAGGTGACGAGCGGATTTCGTAGCCCAGAGTTGTGTGTTGCAATCGGCAGCTCGGTTAATTCGCAGCATGCAAAAGCTGAGGCGGCAGATTTCGAATGTCCAGGCGTAGACAATGCAGAGCTTGCAGATTGGATTCATAGAGAACTTCCGTATGATCAACTCATCCTCGAGTTCTACACTCCTGGCGAACCTAATTCGGGCTGGATACATTGTAGTTGGATTGCAGATAAACCTAGAGCATCATATCTTTGGGCTTACAAATCAGAAGGTAAGACTAAATATAAACCTGTTCTTGGAAAAGCAAAAGATCTAGTTTAAAAATACCAAAGTATACAGGCTACAAGACTAATCCATAGTCCCATTCTAATTACAACACCGGGTCTTAAATCCATTCTTTTAAATCCTCTCCCATTATCTGTGTGGCTATATCTACTTTCTTACGTAGTGCTTTCACTATTCGCGTATCTACAGTATTCTCACATATAATGTCAATGTAAGTCATTGGTTTTGTTTGACCTATACGATCTATTCTAGCTTCTGATTGTTGTCTTTTTTCTAAATCATAACCATTAGAATAATATATCATCGTGCTAGCGGCTGTAAGTGTAATACCATAACCACCAGTTTGGGTCGTTCCTACAAAGAACCGGACTCCGGAATCGGGGTCCTGGAATTTTTGTATATTGTTTTGTCTATCTTCTTGTGGTGTAAGGCCATAGTAATCTACAAAAGAACTTTCACCATACTCTTTGTGTAGAGCTTTTATAATATTATGCACATCTCTTTGAAACTGAGCCCAAATAACAACCTTACCCTCAACTTCATCTAATACATCTAATAGCTCACTTATTCTATTGTTTGGCAGTTCTTGTATCGTACCATCATCAGCTGTAAAATGACCACAAGTTATCTGTTGTAGCCTCATTAATTGAGTTAATACAGTAGCTGTAGACATTAGCTTACCATTCATTTGAGCGTGAGCTAGCTTCTGCATTTGCAGATAAGCTTTGGTTTGATCTGGCGTCAACATTACTTCTCTCTTCATAAATGTCTTCTTTGGAAGATCTAAACATTCATCTTTTAATACTCTGTAAGAAAATGCTTTTAATTTATCAGCAAGTTCATCTAAGTTTCTATAACCTACAACTATCTGTACAGATCGACCACTAAAGTTTGCGGTTCTCATAACCGCATACCTAGTTCTAAATGCATAGTAAGAATTAAAACCTAGTAGTTCATCTTCTAAAAACTCACATTGTTTGTATAGATCTAATGGTGATTTAGTTACAGGTGAACCTGTAAGTATTCTTCTATATATTGCAAGCTTACCAAGACCGACAATATTTTTTGTACGTTTAGCTTCTGGATTTTTTATTGTTGTAGACTCATCAATAGCCATCAATGTTCTATGTGAGTTTAAAAATTTTTCTGCAAACGCTACACCTTTTTTAGTAGACAAAGACTCTACATTCATAACTAATATGTGTAGGTCTTCACCTGTTTCAAACAATATATCTAATTTTCTTTGTTGCTTTACATTGATTAATGATTGCCACAAAATATTTTTGTGTTCTATATGGTCTACTAAGTGTGTGGGTATCTCTCCCTCATGCCAATTCTTTACTACACCTTTTGGTGCCACAATTAGAACACCATTGATCTTACCATTATCATACAGCATAGATATATTATCTATTAATACTTTAGATTTACCAGTACCCATCTCCATAAAGTATGCAAAGTATGGTCTTTCCCATGACATTTCTAACGCCTTAAGCTGATGCTCGTATGGCTGTGTTTTAAATTTATAATTCATAATATTTTTTCTTCTTTCTATTGACAAAGTATATAACATCTTTATATTGTTTGTCAATGTCAGAAAGAATAGTTTATGTAGTACAAGAAGTACCAGGAAGCCAAGCAGGTACACCTAAAATAAATATAACAGGTGCAATGCATTATGGTGAGATAAAAACATTACTACCTGAATTATCTCAAATTATTTTTTCACCAGGACCATTAATTTTTAAACTTAGAAAACTTTTAAAAGATTTCAAAGCTGATGATTATTTGTTGTTAACTGGTGATCCTGCTATTATTGGTGTTGCGTGTTCTATTGTATCTGATATTACAAATGGTAAATACAACTTACTTAAATGGGACAGACAAGAAAGAAGATACTATCCTATTAAAATTAACTTATATGAGAAAGGAAAAATAAATGAGTGATGTTAAAGTAAAAGTGTTTACTGGAAGTGGATCAATAAACTTTGAGGAAGATCAAAGAGAGGATCTTAATTCAGTAGACGATGCAAAATCATTATCGGATCAAGTTGTCAAACTAAAACAATTAGAGGACGAGTTGGTAGATAAAGAAAAAGAATTAAAAGAACTGAAAAGAAAAGTCGAACTAGTTTCTGGTGAGGTTATACCTACCATGATGCAAGAGATGAATATCTCTACATTAAAACTAGCAGATGGTTCTTCAGTTGAAGTAAAACCAGTTTATGGCGCTTCTATTACAGTAGCTAATAAAGAAGCAGCCTATACATGG